GATCGACGCGTCGATCTGCCACACATCGTTGCCGTGCAGACTGCGCAAAGGCTGGGCAGGGCTTGCGCGGCGAAGTTGCTCTGGGTGAAGGCCGTGCTGGCGCAATGCTCGGGCACAGGCGCTGGCGCCGAGCAAGCGCACTTCACCGGAGCTCACGTCGATCCACTCCCCGAAGCCGGTCTCGTTCTTGCGGAGCCGGGTGAGGGCCAGCGGGATGGAACTGATCTTCTTGTCGTTGGCGCGGAACGCTTCCATCAGTACCAGGCTTAGCTTTTGAGCCTGTTCAAGTGGCAAGGCTGATACGCCAGCATCGCTGCGACGTTTGCGCGGGGGTTTCAAGGTGGTCTCCTTCAGGTAACGATGCAGGGTGGGAGGCGATATGCCGAGGCGCTGGCAGGCAGCTGCGTAGACCGCACCCTTGGCACCGTAGGGAGCGGCGGCAGCGTTGCGGTGCACTTCCTGCAGGGCTTCCAACATGGCAGGGCTGAGACGCATGGCGTGCCTTGAGCTCAGTCTTGCGTCGACGTTTGCTCGGCGTTCCAACGCTTCCAAGCCGGCGTGCCATCGCCTGTCATGTCGGGAAGTGCGAACTCTTGGCGCAGCTCGTTCAAGAGCTGCTGCAGCTGGGCCACATGACCCGCCATGAGCTGGCGGCTGTCGCTGCCGTCGCAAGCTTCAGCGTGGTGTTCGGCCAGCTTCACGAAGCTCTGCCGCAACTCGCCTTGCACGAGGCCAAGTGCACGGCTGGCCGAGGTGGCGACCTGCTCGTGCAAGGGCAGAGCATCCCAGCGATCCTGGGCCTCTTCCAACTCCGTGATTCGGGCAGTGTGGCGAGCGATGCGCTGGTCCTTGGCGGCCAGATCCTTCTTCAGGTCTTCTTTCTCGCGCTGGTGCTTGGCCATCAGGTCTTCGGCCAGCTCCAGCAACGTGGTGGTGTCGCCGGCCTTGGCGGCTTCGATCAGCTCGGTTTTCTGGTCGGTGGGCAGGCGGCGGAATTGACGAAGTTCGCGATAGCCGACGCCGGCTCGCTGCATCTGTTCAAGGGCGGCTTCGCCGAATGCATGCAAGTTCTGAATGTCTTGAGTCGCCTTCTCGTCGGAGACGCCGAGAAGTTCACAGAACTCAACCCAAGTGCCTGTCAACTCCAAACCGTTTGGAGCGCGAGCGCCTCTAAGCTGTTGATACAGCTTGTTTTCCTTGACGATGGCCAGCTTGGAAACTCCAAACGTTTGGAGCAAATTGCCTGCGGCCTGGAAGGCCTGGGCCTGGCCCAGCAACTGGTTGACCAGGTCACGGCCCTGGCCATAGTCTTGCTTCGACAGTTCGATGGCAGCCAATGCATTGATGGCAGCTGTATCAGCCTCCAGCGTGCCGGGCACGATGGCGGTTTCTTTGCTCTTGGGGGCGGGTGAGGGTTTGCGGGCCATGGTGTGGATTGGGATTGAATGCGGTTAAAGGGGAACGGCGTAGCGGTTGCTGATGTCGTCGAGCTGGCGCTTGGATTGGTTCAGGTTGGTGCTGACGGTGACGGCGATACGGACGAAGGCCACACCCAGACGCCATCGGTTGGCGCCCTGCACCTGCTCGACGAAACCGGTGGTGGCCAGGGCCGGCAGGTTGACGCTGACCCAGCTGGGCGTGACGCCCAAGCCCTTGGCGATCTCGCCAGGCGCCAGGCCGAGCAGCTCATGGCCGGCCAGCAAGCGGAACAAGTCGCAGGTCTTGCGCATCGGAGCCGCCAGCGGGTAGGCGGGGACGGTCTTCTCGCTCATGCACCCACCTTGGCGGGATGGGCGACGCGCTGCAGCTCGGCCATCAAGGCGCGGGCCTCGGCGGCGCTGATGCGCTCGGAGAAGTAGCTGCGGCCGTTCTGGAAGGCCAGGGTCAGGTCACCGCTCAGGTGGTGCTGGGTGACCATGAGCATGCGGCCGTTGGAGAACATCTCGGCGCTGTCGAGCGTGGTGGGTACGAAGGCCGGGGGCAAGCTGCCGCCGGTGTGCAGGGTGTTCGTCATTCAAACTCCAGTTCGGGTGTGGCGTATGCGGCCACGTTCTTGTGGTGAAAAGCGACCTGCTCCATGTGAGTGCGCAGGGCATCCAGCGTGGCAGCGGGGTCAGCCTGGCCGGCTGCTCCGTAGAAGTCGGCCAGCAGCTGGTAGGCCTGGGCGAAGCCGGTGTTCATGGCCGGCAGGTCGCCGGGCTGCGGGGTCAAGCCCTTGGGCATGTCGACCAACAGCTTGCCGGCCGTGGTGGCCAGCCAGCGGGTGACGTAGTCGCAGCCACAGGCATGCTCATAGGCAGCCACCAGCACGACCGGCATGCGGCCGCTGGCGATCCACTTGTAGAGCGCCCAGTGGTCCTCCAGGCCCATGCGTTCGGCAATGCGCTCGACGCTGAGGTTGTGGCGCACGCGGGCCACTTCCTTGCAGGCTTGGAGCGCGTCGCGCAGGCTGGTGGGTCGGTAGCATTTCCAGCGCTTGACGTTCATTGGAAGACCCTCCGGGCGGCCGGAAAACCGACGTCCAAACAAACAGCATTTGTGGGCTGCGCTGCTTGGGCGTTATGGAAGCAGACTGAAGGCATGCGATGCAACAAACCCACCACCCCGGCCGACAGGCCCGCAAAGGAGCGAACCATGACCAAGGAAGAAGCCCTGGCGCAAGCACTTAAAGAGATACACGACCAGCTGCTCACGATGGACGCAGAGCGTCTGGCGCTGCGCAATGCCATCAAGCTGCTGCTGCGGCGGTTGGGCCTGCAAGACGATGTGCGAGCCGATTTGCTCATGCTGGCCTCAGTACTGAAGACGCCGGATGCGACGCGGCCACGCGCAGCGCTCGAATGCTTTGCAGCTGAGCTGCTCGGGCTCGGTGGGCGGCCATGAGCTGCTGGGCCAGCTGGCGCGCCTCAGCCGACGACAGAGGTGTAGCGCCCTGGCTCATGCGGACACCGAGGCGTGGTTTGTGGCGTTGGCCTTGCTGGCCGATGGAACACGACCCGGGCGAGTGGTGATCTCGCCAGCCTTCATGCCCAGGAGCACGGCTATGTTGTGGCTGGTGCCGCGCAGGCACTTCTTGCGGCCAGCCAGGATCTCGCGCACCAGGCTGTGACCGACCTTGTGCTCACGGGCCCACTGGGCAACGGAGATGCCCTGATAGCTGAGCCAAGCGCGGGCTTCTTCATGAGTGCGCAGCTTCTTCATAGAATGGTGTGGGTAAGTGTTGGTAACCTATTGAATTGGTCCGCTAACAAAAATCGCCTTGCCTTTGCTGGTGGGCTTGTTCTGAGAGCGGTTGGTACGGGAACTAGTCAGTCCATTCGTGTGCCCTGGTCGGTGGCGTTTGGTCTTTCTTAGATTCCGTGGGTGTGATTATGCGGCACGTTTGTGCCGCATTGCAATACTTGAACAGGAATATTTGTGCCTGACTTTGGAAGCCGCCTGCGGGACGAACGCGAAGCGCTCGGCCTCGGGCAGACAGCGCTGGCAGAGCGGTGCGGCGTCACGGCCCGGTCTCAGAGGAACTACGAGACAGGTGAGCGATCGCCTGATGCGGAGTACTTAGCCGCGCTCGCGGAGATAGGCGGCGACGTGCTCTTCGTGTTAACTGGAAAGCGGGATCCGCGTGTCACGTCTGCACTGACCGCAGAAGAACAGACGTTGCTTGCTTACTTCAAGCATGCGAGCAGAGAGGCAAAGCGTGCTGCCCTGGGTGCACTTTTGGGCGCTCAATTAGCCGCACAGCTGGGCGGGATGAGCAATTCGGGAGCCGGCGCGGTTCAAGTCGGCAGCGCCGGTGGAAAAGTGGTGATCAAGAAAGGCGGGTGAGGTTTGTTAGAAGTACTAGGGAGGGTGCTCAAGGCACTCAAGTCCCTGCAGCCAAAATTCAAAAATACAGGCGCAGGGGCAGTTCAGATTGGCAAGGCAGGTGGCTCGGTCCATATCGGCAACACGACGCGGCACGAGGTGACCCATGTGCACCTGACGCAGCACATCGTGTATGGGCCGCCTGCGGCATCACCTGTGCGACGCTCCGCTTCTGTCTTGGACATTGCGGGGCGCACCCCAACGGGCAATCGGCATCACCGCAGCCTTCCAAGCTTGGGCGCTATGCCAATGAAGCGCAGCGCGAAGTTCTGCGGATGCTCGTGTCGATTGGCACGAAGGAGACGGCTGTGCTGGACTTCATGGAGCGTGAGTTCGGCACCCGCAAGGTGATCGACCTCCAAGACGCCCAGTTGCACCGGACTCGGCGCTATGTCGAAACAATCCAGCGGCGGGCCCTTGAGCCGGCCAAAGCAGGGGTTCAGAGCCATGTCAACCACGAGTTTCTGTAGGGCGGCCGCGCTGCTGGCCCTGCTGGCTTCTCCGGAAGCATTTGCAGTCAACAAATGCACGGGACCCGATGGCATGGTCAGCTTTCAGGACGGGCCCTGCGCGGCTGGTCGGGCTGAGAAGGTCACGGTGAACAGTCAGCCGTTGATCGATGCTGATGCAGCAGCTGCCGCACGTGCGAGGCCCCAAGCGACGACAGCACCGGCGCCTCCGCCAGTCGCCCCGGCTCCGGCTTTGCAAGCGGCCCCGCCGACCCAGCCGACCCGGTCACCGCTGGAGTTGGAAGCCGACGTTTGCCTCGCCTGGTACAGGCCAATGCTTCGTGACCCGGCGGGCGCCTACTTCACTGCACCCAGCAAGGAAGGGCGCGTGCTCAAGATGATGATCCACGCGACCAATGGCTACGGCGGCTATGTGAAGCAGGAAGGCGTGTGCGAGCTGAAGTACGGCAGCATTGACGAGGACTGGACGAAGATTCACGCGAAGCGTGCTGGATGGGGCACCCGCTGAATTCCTCTGCGTGTCGTGAACCTGACCGTCGCGTTCTTTCAGGCATAGAGGATGAGCCTATGTTTTTGGAGTTCAAGGGGGCGTTTGGAAGCCCGGAATATCAGCTGGACAGACAGGCAGCCGAACTCAAAAAGTCCGGAGATGTTTCTGGTGCTGTTTTGGTCCTTCAGCGCAGGAAGGCGATCTTCGGTGTCGAGTGGAGCGACACCAGGCTTGCCAAGTATTTGCAGGCTGCTGGACGGTTTGATGAGTCCATGGCTGAAATCGAGTGGCTGTTGAAGAACAGCCAGTCACGGGCCGCTCGGCTTTTTGGACATCAGCCGGTTATCGTGCGACAAGGCCAGCACGCCACGCACTGTGGCCTTGTCTTGAAAGCCTCTGCTTTAATCTGCAAGCGCGAAGGTCGTCTTGATTTAGCAGCTCAGCACCAGGAACGGTCGGAGCGATACATGCAAATTGCCAAAGGCTTACAGCCACTTGGTAGACAACAAAAGGCAGAGCAGCGCGGCTGACTACAGTTCGCAGCCTCGCGCACGCGAGCTGCACCCAGTAGTAAAGCGCTTTATTGATCCTCGCAGCACTCCACTGGGCACAGTGGATGCATGCACTCCACACAGCCCCACAACAAGCCCTTCGCCGCACGCTGCGCGGCACGCCTGGCCCGCCGCCCACGCCTGACCGGCTGGGCGATCGCCACCCTGCTGCTGGCCTTGCTGGTCTGGCTGATCGCGCCGCAGCAGCTGCCGGTTAGCCTGTACAAGCTCAGCCTGGTCACGTTGGCCGGCGTGGTGGGCTACTGGCTGGACCGGAGCATGTTCCCCTATGCGCGGCCGGATCGCTTCTTGCCGGCCACCGAGATTGACGACACGTTTCGGGTCGGGGACGACCAGGTCGAGTGCGCGATCGAGCTGAGCCTCGACCTCGACGCCAAGCTGGTGCAGCTGGCAGGCATGGCCATGCTGCGCCGCGCAGTGATTGTGGCGGCCACCATGCTGGCCATGGGCTTGGGTGCCTGACCATGAACCCGGTGCGCAACCCGGAACGCTTGAACTGGCGTGGCTGTCGCCGTGCGCGGCTGTGCCGCCTGGTGCTGAGCGTGCTGTTGGTGGCCTGGGCCTGGGTGTGCCTGGGCGCTGATGTGCAGGCCATGCCTGCAGCTGCCCAAGCCCACCGCGCAGCATTGACCCGCGCCGCTCACCTGAGCTGGTGCCTGGATGCCCCGATCGCAGCCCTGGCCGCACAGGTGCACCAGGAAAGCAGCTGGAAGCCGGAGGCGCTGAGCCGCAGTGGTGCGGTGGGGCTGGCCCAGTTCATGCCGGCGACGGCGCGCTGGTGGTGCGAGCTGAACAAGCTGGAGCCGCTGGACCGCCAGCCACGCAACCCGAGCTGGGCGCTGCGGGCCATGGTGGGCTACGACAAGTGGCTGTTTGACCGCACACCGGCCGCCTACAGCCGACGCGACCGCATGTGGGTGGCGCTGCGCGCCTACAACGGCGGCTTGGGGCATTGGCAGGCCGAGGCCAGGAAGGCCGCTGGCAGCAGCCGTGAGGCTGTAGACGCTGCGTGTGGCCTGGCGAAGCGCCACCCGCTGCACTGTGCAGAAAACCTGGGCTACCCGGCCCGGATCCTGGGCCCGCTGCAGCGGATCTATGCGGGCTGGGGGGCGCAGGCATGACGCCGCGCCAGACCGCGATCGTGATGTTCCTGGTGTTCGGTGCCGGCTGCTTGGCCGGCCGGGCGCTGGGACAGGCGCCGCTGCAGGTGGAGCTGGCCGAACTGCGCCAGGCGCACGCCGAAACCGACCGCCTGGCTGCACGCAGCAGCGAGCAACGCATGCAGGCCGCTCAGGACCGCGGCGACATGCTCAGCACCCAGCTGGCTACGGCCCAACAGCTGATTGATCAAACCACCAAGGAGAGGCGCGATACGCTCAAGACCACCACGTTTGACCGCCCTTGCCTCGGCCCTGCTGCTGTGCGCGTGCTCGACGGTGCGCCGGGGATCCGAGTCGCTGCAGTGCCCGCGCCCGCCAGCAGCGCTGCTGCAGCCGATGGCACCACTGCCGCCGATACCGACGATGCCGAGCGCTGGATCAGCGACAGCGCCATCGGCGCCTGGACGCTCGACGCCGGCGCGCAGTACGAGCAGTGCCGCAAGCGGCTCAGCGCTTTGATCGCCTGGTGGCCGGCGGATAGGGGACCCGAGCAATGACCGTTCAGATTGATGTGTGGCACCTGGTGACGCTGGCGGTGACGCTGATCAGTGCCTTTGGCACGCTGGGCAAGCTGATGCTGAGCCAGCACCAGCGGCACCAGGACAGGCGCTTCGATGCGATCGAAGCCAATGCCGAGAAGGACGCGGGGCAGTGGCTGCGCGTGGAGCGCGAGATGCTGAACCTGAAGGCCGAGCTGCCCATGCACTACGTGCGGCGCGAGGACTACATACGCGGCCAGAGCGTGATCGAGTCGAAGCTCGACGGCCTGGCCACCAAGATCGAAAACGCCCAGCTTCGTGGCGTTCTGAATGGAGGACGAACTCATGCAGATTGACATGGCCCGGACCCGGCGCGAATCCTTGCGCTGGCTGATCCTGCTGACCCTGAACAACGCCCGCCCGATCGGCGCTTTCGAGGGCACGGTGTTGGCGGTGGCGCAAAGCGAATACCCGGACGCCACAGCCATGGAGCTGCGGCGGGAGTTGGACTACCTGGCAGACCGCGAGCTGGTGAAGCTGGACAAGCAGCCCAGTGGCAAATGGTTTGCCGAGCTGACCCGCCACGGCGTAGACGTGGCCGAGTACACGGTGGCCTGTGAGCCCGGCATTGCCCGCCCTGCCAAGTACTGGGTGGGCTGATGGGCCGCAAGAGCACGATCGCCAGGCTGCCAGCCGAGGTCAAGGCCTACATCGAGGGCCAGCTGGCTGCGGGCCGGTGCACGCTGGATGAGCTGATCGCCGACCTGCGCGAGCGCTTCCCTGGGCATGAGCAGGCGGGCGTGTTGCCCAGCCGAACGGCCGTGCACCGATACGGGCAGAAGCTGGAGCGGCGGCTGTCGGCCATTCGAGCCAGTACCGAGGCGGCCAAGATGATCCGGGCCCAGGCCGGCGACGACGAAGACGCACGCAGCGAAGCGCTGACAGCCCTGGTTCAGACGGAGCTGTTCGAAGCCATCCTGAACCTGCAGGAAGCCGACGACCCGGACGCGGACCCAGCGGACCGCGTATCCATGCTCAGCGCCGCGGCCAAGAACATCGCCACGCTGACGCGCAGCAGTGTGGGCCTGAAGAAGTTTCAGACCGAGGTTCGCCAGCGCACCGAGGCGGCTGCGGCCAACGTCGAAAAGATCGCCAAGAAAGGCGGGCTGTCGGCTGAGTCGGTCGACCAGCTGCGCCGCGAGATCTTGGGCATTGCTGCCTGAGTTGTTTGTTTGACCACCACCCAGAGGAAACCCATGAACCAAGTGATCAGTCCCACCGTCGGCCGCAAGGTCTGGTACCGCCCGGCCAAGGCCGACGCGTTGGGCCCCGTTCCTATGTCCTTCGCTTTCGGCAAACCGCTTGACGCCACCATCGTGGCCGTGCACGGCGACCGCATGGTCAATGTGCAGATCCTGGACGGCAACGGCCGCGCCTTCACCAAGACCTCGGTCACGCTGAAGCAGGACGGCGACGAGATGTACAAGGATCAGGATGGCGCCGAGGTGGGCGGCTATGTCGAGTGGCCGACCATCGCGAAGCCAACCAAGGCGCAGAAGACCCAGGCCATCAGCGGTGCCGAGTTGGAGGCCGAGATTCAGGCCAAGGGTCTTGCTGGGCCGCGAGTGACCAGCGACGATCTCGAATCCAACATCGTGCACAGCGAGATCGTCAAGCATGTCTCTCCGCATGGGCAAGTGTTGCGCTGGGCAGTTCTGACGACTCGCAATGGCTTCGCAGTGGCAGGCACTCCGTCTTGCGCCGTTTCGCCCGAGAACGACAACGTCGAGATCGGCGAACGCACGGCGATTCAGAACGCCAAGGCTGCACTCTGGCCCCTGATGGGCTACGAACTGCGCAGCAAGCTGGCTGCCGGCTGATGGAGCTTTCGGCCGTCCCCTTCGAGCTGCCGAACACGGCCACGAGCGCCGTGCCGGCGGCGCTCATGGCCTATCAGCAGCGGTGGGTGGCCGACCCGTCGCCGTTGAAGGTGATCGAGAAGAGCCGGCGCACGGGCCTGACCTGGGGCGAGGCCTCGGACAACGTGCTGTCAGCCGCCGCGGCGCGCAGCGCGGGCGGGCAGAACGTCTACTACATCGCCTACAACCAGGACATGACCATCGAGTACATCCAGGCCTGCGCGATGTGGGCCCGGGTGTTCAACTATGCGGCCGGCGAGATCGAAGATGGGTTCTGGGACGGCGAGTCCAAGGCCGACAAGAACATCAAGACCTACACGATCAAGTTCCCGGGCTCGGGCTTTCGGATCGTGGCGCTGTCCAGCCGCCCATCGAACCTGCGCGGCCGACAAGGCACCATCGTGATCGACGAAGCGGCGTTCCACGACCAGCTGGCTGAGCTGCTGAAGGCGGCCCTGGCCATGTTGATCTGGGGCGGCAAAGTGCGCGTGATCAGCACTCACAACGGCGCTGAAAACCCGTTCAACGAACTGGTCACCGACATTCGCGCCGGCCGTCGCGCAGGCACCGTGCACCGTGTCACCTTCCAGGAAGCGGTAGCCGATGGCCTGTACCGGCGCGTGTGCATGCGCCTGGGCAAGGAATGGTCTGCCCCTGAGCAAGCCACCTGGATGGCCGGTGTGTATTCCTTCTACGGCGATGGCGCAGCGGAAGAGTTGGACTGCGTGCCGGCGAACTCGTCGGGTGCATGGTTGTCTCGTGCACTGATCGAGTCACGCATGAGCCAGTTCACCCCAGTCTTGCGGTGGGAATGCAAGCCAGGCTTTGAAGTACTCCCCGATGGCTTTCGGGCCGCTGAGTGTAGAGACTGGCTTGAGGCCCAGATGCAGCCCTTGCTGGAGACTCTGCCAACCGATGTGCTGAGCTTCAATGGCGAGGACTTCGGCCGCTCGGGAGACCTGAGCGTGCATGTGCCCCTGCTGCAGCATCAGAACCTGGTGCGACGCGTGCCCTTCATGGTGGAGCTGCGCAATGTGCCGTTCCGCCAGCAAGAGCAGGTCGCCTTCTACTTGCTCGACCGCTTGCCGCGGCTGATGGGCGCGGCTTTTGATGCCCGGGGCAACGGGCAGTTCCTGGCCGAGTTCGCCATGCAGCGCTATGGCGCCAGTCGGGTGCAGCAGGTGATGCTGTCCGAAGCTTGGTACCGAGAGCACATGCCGCCGGTGAAGGCTGCGCTGGAGGACGGAACGCTGACCGACTTGCCCAAGGATGCTGATGTGCTGGCAGACCTGCGTGCGATCCAGATGGTGCGCGGTGTGCCTCGGATCCCTGATGTGCGCAGCACCGGCGAGGACAAGGGCAAGCGCCACGGCGACGCGGCGGTTGCCACGGCATTGGCCTACTTTGCCAGCCGAGAAATCAACAAAGGGCCGGTCACGGCCAAGAGCCGGCCGCGCCGCTCTGGCCTGGGGCTGAGCCTGCAGGGCTACTGAGGAAACCCACGATGAAACCCCATGGCCTCTTTGTGAGCCCGACCGAGTTTGTGCGCTTCTCCGAAGGGCAGACTCGGAAGACGCTCACGGACCACATTGCCACGCGCCAGCGTTCGCCGGACTTCACGGCGCTGGGCATGTTCCTGCCCAACCCGGACCCGATCCTGAAGAAGCAGGGCAAAGACATCTCGGTGTACAGCGATCTGCGCTCCGACGCCTTGGTCGGCGGCAGCATCCGGCGGCGCAAGGCGGGCGTGGTGAAGATGGAGTGGCGCATTGAGCGCGACAAGGCGAGCAGCCGCATGGCCAAGCTGGCCGAGGCCACCCTGCAGAAGCTGGACCTGCGCCGCGTGATGCGGGAAATGCTGGATGCGCCCTTGTTCGGCTGGCAGCCGATGGAGCTGGTGTGGTCGGCAGGCGGTGGCCCTGTGGTGCCGCTGGACATTGTGGCCAAGCCAGCCGGCTGGTTCTTGTATGACAGCGATTCGCAGTTGCGCTTTCGGTCACGAGAAGCGCCCATGCTGGGTGAGCTGCTGCAGCCTCGCAAATTCCTGGTGCCGGCGCAGGACGCCAGCTATGCCAACCCTTACGGCTTTGCTGACCTGAGCATGTGCTTCTGGCCGACCGTGTTCAAGCGCGGCGGACTGAAATTCTGGGTGACCTTCACCGAGAAGTACGGCACGCCCTGGCTGGTGGGCAAGGTGCCCCGCGGCACACCGAGCACCGAGCAGGACAAGCTGCTCGACCAGCTCGAAGCGATGGTGCAGGACGCGGTGGCGGTGATCCCGGATGACGCCTCGGTGGACACGGTCGAAGCCGGCGCGGTGAACGCCAATGCGGACCTGTACGAGCGGCTGCTGATGTTCTGCCGCAGCGAGATCTCGATTGCTCTGCTGGGCCAGAACCAGACAACCGAGTCGAACTCGAACCGGGCCAGCGCGACCGCCGGCCTGATGGTGACCGACGACTTGCGCGACGCCGATGCGCGGCTGCTGGAAGCCGCAGTGAACCAGGTGCTGCGCTGGATGGTCGACTTGAACGAGGGCGAGGCTGCACCGGCGCCGCGCTTCGAGCTGTACGAGCAAGAGGAAGTCGACAAGCTGCAGGCGGAGCGCGACGAGATCCTGGTCAAGGCAGGCGTGAAGTTCACATCGGCCTACTTCAAGAAGACCTACAACCTGGACGACGAGGACCTGGCGCCGGAGGTGGTGCCACCGACAGTGGAAGTCGGCGTGCTTGCATCACCGCCGCTACCTGCGCCTGCTGTTCAGCCTGCAGCGCCCGAGTTTGCAGAAGCGCCGGCGCCCGCGCCTGTGCCGGATGCGTTGGACGACCTGGTCGACGCTTCGCTGGAGGACTGGGAGCCATTGGTTTCACCCATGCTGGCCCCCTTGCAAGCTGCGCTCGACCAGGCCATAGCGCAGAACGAGACCGCCGCCGAGTTGTTGGCCCGCCTGCCCGCGGTCCTGGACCTGATGGAGAGCAACGCACTGCAGGAGGCGCTGGCCACGACGGCCTTTCTGGCGCGGCTGGGCGGCGTAGCGAACCTGCCGCTGGAGCCGGGCGAGGCGGGCGACACAGATCAGCCGGCCGCTGTGCCGGCCTTCTCGGAAGCGCAGGCCTCGCCGCCACAGATGGTGGTGCATGTGCATCCGAACATCTATCTGCCGCAGCAGGCCGTGCCCGTGGTGAACAACACCATCCAGTTGCCAGAACAGGCGGCACCGCAGGTGCACGTGCAGGTCGAACCCACGCCGGTCACCGTGGCCAACCAAGTGCACCCGGCCGGTGTGACCGTGATCGACAACCACCCGACCCGCGCCGAGCAGGTGGTGGAGCGGGACGCCAACGACGAGATCACCAAGACGATCACGACCTACATCAAGGACAGCGCAGCACCATGAGGACGTTCATCGTCACCGATAAGAGTACAGGCGCGGAGGTGTACCGCTACAGCGCTGACGTCGCGATTGAGTGGCATGGCATGGCTTTCGCCACGCACGACCACACGCCTTTGCCCGAGGTGCCCGAGCAGCCGGCGCCCGCTGTGGCGAAGGTGTGGGACCGTATTGAGTACTTGCGCCTGTTGACGGCTGAAGAACGCATCGCGATCCGGGAGGCGGCCCGCACCGACCTGGTGGTGGAAGACATCGTGGACCTGCAGCGCAACGCAGGAGTGATCCGCAGCGATGACCCGGACTTGATCCGCGCGCTGACCTACTTGACGGCAGTTGGCATCTTGGCTGGCGGCCGGTTGCAGGAGATTCTGAATGGCTGAGTTCTATTGCGATATCTCGGCCATTGGCGCTGAATACGAGGCCTACTCGGACACCCCGACCACATGGGCCAAGCCACAGGACGGCAACGGCCGGGCAGGTCCAGGCCACGCCGCAGCTGTCGCCATCGGCACGATCAACTGCGCGGCTGCTTCAGCTTCGGGGGCCGGAACACTGGCCATCCTGGGTGTCACCGTATCGAGCACCTTGACGGGCGCAGGCGCGACCCTTGCGGCCAACATCGTTACCGCCATCAACGCAGCATCAGGTGCGGCAGGTAGCACCTACAGCGCGTTGCTGCTGCCGTTGAATCGACTGGTGTTCGCTCGACAGCAGCCCGGCACAGCGACGATGGTGCAGATCATGTTGCGCATCGCCGGAAGTGATTGGAATGGCTTTACGCACACCACGGCAGGAACCTGGGCAACAACACCGACGATGGGAGCCTTTGCGGGCGGTGCAGACGGCCCGTTTGCCTACCTCTACAACACGACAACGGTGTTCGGACGGGCCGCTGGAACAACAGGCACAGCCGGCCCAGGCTACGGCCTGTTCTTCGTTGCTACTGGCAGCGTTGGCGACCCTGGCGTCAATGATGTGGTGCATGTCCGCACCAGGCGCAGTGGCTCAAACCTCACCGCGGCAACCTGGTCAACAAACGGAGCGGCTTCGGCCACGTGGAAAGCACGCAACTAGCTCTTCGACAACGGAACCGTCTGGGCGGGCGACAACGGCCGGCTGACTACCGCATTCAAGAACACGAACGGCTCGACAGTCATTTCTTCTTTTGCAGTACCGGCATCGAGCGGGGTTACGTTGTGCTCGCGCGAGAAATACAACTTCGAGTTGCAGCTTGCTGTCACGGCCTCGACAAACGGAACGTTTCAGCTGGCTGTCTTTCCCTCATCATCTGGCGCTTTCTTCGCTTTCAACAACTGCCGACTGGTTGAGGCCAGCGACAACTTGCGAAACATCAACGTCAGCGCTGAATCAGGCTCTTCAGTCAACTCAACACTTGATCTCGGCAACTCGCTTACTCAGTGGCGCGGGCAGATGCGAAGCCTGTTCAGCTCTGGCTTGAACCCAACAGGCTTGCGTATTGTGCTGAACGGGCATGAGACGGAAGTCGTGGCAGCGAGCAATGCGCTCGGTTCGACCATCGCGATCAGCGGCGCTGGCGCCATCAGCCCGACCATCGAATGGGTCGGCGGCGAGATTCGAGACTCTCTGGCCGTCTATCGCTGCGCCAATCCGATCTCCGCCAACACTGCGATCGACATCGACGTGCTGATCGACGGTGTGATCGGCGTGACCGACCCCTCAATCGGCTTCGCGGCGAGCACGGTGCGTCGCGGTCGTTTGCGCTGGAACCAGCCTGAAGGCCCGACCAAAGGATTCCGCTACGAGAGCCCGCAGTTCGTCGTGGACTGGAAGGGCGACGGCACCTTCCCCTTTGAAGGGGCTGCCGCCGATCTGCGCGGCTTCAACTGGTCGCATCGCATTACTTGGAATTCGGTGCCTTCTGCGCAACTCGGCATCACGCCGCTGCGACTCAGCCGCTTCAATCGCTCGGCGGCGAGCACGAAGACGGTGACGGCGAAGCTCTATGTGCCCGATGCAACGACGTTCTACCTTGACGAGATGGAGTTTGCGGTCAGCTACATGGATTCGTCTGACGTGTGGCGCACCGAGATCGTCGGAGGCGCTCGCACCCAGCAATTCGCAAGCAGTCGGATTGCATTGCCGGCCAGCCCGGCAAGTTGGACTGCCAACGGCGTGGCCGGTTTCAGCGCCAAGCAGATCGAGTTCGTGACGGCTTACCCGGTCAAGCCGAACTCCGAGATCGTCGCTCGACTCACGCTCTGCAAGCCTCGTGCAACGCCGTTGACCTTTTACGTGTCGCCTGAGCTGGGGGTTGCATGACATCGCTCGTGGCTCTGTTCGATAGCCCAATGATGTGCAGCCGGGACATTGATGTGCCCGACTACAACGCCGCGATGGCGGGCATGACGCTCAGCATTGAGCGCTTGCCATCAGAGAGCATCGGCGTGTTCATGCTGACGTTGACCAATTGCGTCATCGGTAGCGCCATCAATGTGGAGACGCAGAGCGGCGCCGTCATTGAGAACCGAACCGCGGTGGCCTCCACCAACGTGTTTGCCATACCGGCCTACGTAAGCGGGAACCCAGCCAACAGCCTGCGCATCAAGGTCCGCAAGGGCAGCGCTGCGCCTTTCTATCAACCCTGGGAGACGCAGGCCGTGGCCACGGTCGGCGCCCAGTCTATTTTCGTGGCCCAAATACCGGACTGAACCATGCCTATCGCAACAGACTTCTCCGTCGATTCCAGCGGCAACTTGCGCCAGGTGGCCGCGTTCGTGCCCGGCACCAGCGCCCGCTACACCACACTCGAACTGCACGCCTGGCTGCAAGACCTGGCGGACAACCCAGCCGCGTCCGGCGACGACCTCGTGAGCATCCTGGGCGCCAACCCCTCGGAGCTGGCGGGTAAGCGCAATGCCTCGCGGCCCATGGCCTTGACCCTCCTGCCGACGCTCAACATCAATGACGCGACGAGCCAGTGGTTCAAGTTCGGCTCCGTCGAGCAAGGCGGCGGCAATGACCTCTACACCGGCCTGAAGATCATCGGTTCGCTGGTGCCCAGCAGCCCGGTCTACATCACGCAGTCCAATGCCAAGCTCACGAAGTATTGGGCTGACGCGGATGTGAACACGTCGTTTCAGATCCTGGTCAAAGCCAAGGCCGCAGGTGCGCTGATCGACGGCGGCAATGTCGTGGTCTTCAGCCGCAAGTACGGGCAGACCTACAGCCACTTTGACGCCAGCCTGGCGGCCGGTGGCGAGCAGTCGGCCGCGCTTTCGACTGCGCTGGACACCAATGTGGACTCAGGCGTGATGACGCCAGCAGTGGCCGCGGGCTACTTCGCCACGGCCATCGGCGGCACGGGTGGTTCATCGCCCAAGATCGCCATTGCCTACGGTGATACCTCGCAAGACCTGGGCGGCGGGCAGGGCAGCAAGCTGCACAAGGGCACGATCACGCTTGACGGTACCGTCACGCTGGCCCAGGCCTATCAAGCGCTCATGTGGGCGTGCAGCGAGTCAAGCAGCATCACCTTCAACTCGGTCCCTGGCTGGCGCTACCGCGTGCTGCCCGGTCAGGCCTACCCCGAGAACATTGCTGCGCCGTTCGGCACCTTCGCCGGTGGCCGGTGGTTCGTGGCTCAAGGCTGGTGGCTCACGGGCGTGCAGGCTTCGGATTCAAAGAACTACCAGCTGGTCAGCCACGACGGCACGACCGAGACGCCGCCGACCTCTATTGCCATCCAGGTGTCGGGTGTGGTGTCCGGTGACTACGTGTTGGTGGCCCGCGACAACGGCAGCGGCGGCTTTGTGCAGGACACGACGGTGGCCTCCACAGCCACGGCCGGCGCCACGAGCGTGACGCTGACCGCAGCCCCTGCCGACTCGCCCACGGCACCCGGCAGCCAGGCCTGCTACATCCGCATCAACGGCAACCGCCACACCTACACGGCACGCACCGGCAACACAGTGAGCGGCCTCTCGCCAGCGGTCCCGGCTGGTGGGTATGCAGCCGGCGTGGGCGTGTTCATCCCCTTCATTGACGCGGTGTCGGCCGGCAGCTCGATCCAGTCGGCCAACTTCCAGTTCGGCAGCAACTTCACGTGCCGCTACCGGGTGCGCAACGGCGGCGGCTCGCCCATCGTGCCGTTCGAGTCCACGCTGTCTGTGACCAGCAACGGCGGCTCAGGCACCGCGGTGCGCAACGCTGACGCCTGACGATGGCTCTGACCTTTCTTCCGGGATCCCTGGTGATCGAGTCGGACAGCTCGATCCTGGACCTGCCGGCCTTTCATGCAGCACTCCGCGATTG